AAAGAAGAAGTCGATTCTGGCTTAAATGATATTTTCTCATTGGAAGCGAACATAGATCAAACGCATACAGAATTCATTAGAGATATCGTAATCTCGATGTTCGATGAAGGCGTTGTTGCTCTTGTTCCAGTTGATACAGACATAACTCCTAAAAATTCTGGTGCTTATGATATTTTATCAATGAGAACTGGAAAGATACTTGAATGGTATCCACAGCATGTACGAGTACGTTTGTACAATGAAAAAACAGGACGCAAAGAAGAATTGATACTACCTAAACGACAGGTTGCAATAATCGAGAATCCTTTCTTTGCTGTTATGAATGAACCGAATTCAACTCTTCAGAGACTTATTCGAACACTTGGAAGAATAGATAGGACTGACGAGGCGAATTCTTCAGGGAAGCTTGATCTTATTATTCAGCTTCCATATCCAATAAAGACTCCTACAAGACGAGAACAGGCAGAAGTTCGTCGTAAGGAGATAGAAGCTCAGTTAACAGGATCAAAGTATGGTATTGCTTACACTGATGGAACTGAAAGAATAACACAGTTGAATCGAGCCGTTGAAAACAATCTTTGGACACAGGCGCAGGACTTAACGAGCATGTTATACAACCAGTTAGGAATCACGCAGAGTATTCTTGATTGCACAGCGGATGAAAAGACTATGAATAACTATCAGCATAATACCATTGAGCCAATACTTGCAGCTATAGTTGATGAACTTAATAGAAAGTTCTTAACAAAAACTGCAAGAAAACAGCATCAGGCAATTCGATACTTTATGGATCCATTCAGGCTTATACCGGTTAATCAGCTTGCTGACATTGCTGATAAGTTCACTAGAAATGAGATTATGTCCTCTAATGAAATGAGAGCAATAATTGGAAAGAAGCCAGTTGATACAGCTAGAGCTAATGAACTTGTTAACAAAAACATTAATCAATCTAATGAAAAAGCACCAACACAAGAACCAAGCGGCGCTGATCCAAACGAACAGATTGATGAAGTATTAAGAGAATAAGGAGAACTTCAAAATGGGAGTAAAAACTAAAGACTACGACTTTAGTGGATGGGCAACGCGTAATAACATACGTTGTTCAGACGGAAGAACCATTCGTAGAGATGCGTTTAAGAGCAATGACGGAGGAAGAGTACCACTCGTATACAATCATGTGCATTCAGATCCTATGAACGTCATTGGCCACGCAGATCTCGAGAATAGGGACGAAGGTGTCTATGCATACTGCACCTTCAACAATACACCTGGTGGACAGCATTGCAAAGAGCTTGTTCGCAATGGTGATATTACTTCACTTTCCATTTATGCAAATCACCTTAAGCAGAATGGCGGCGATGTAGTACATGGACAGATCCGTGAAGTTAGCTTGGTTATTGGCGGAGCAAATCCAGGTGCTTACATAGATTCAGTCATTCTCCATGGGGATGGTGTAGATGAGGAAGCAATTATTAACTTCTTCGAGCCTATAGAGGCGCTTTCTCATTCTGATGAAGAAGAGCACACAGAAGAGGAAGAAACAGAAGAAACAGAAGAGGATATTTCCGAAGAAAACAAAGATCAGGAGGATGAAAAAATGGCAATTAGTCACGCAGACAGCGACAAGACAGTTCAGGATGTTCTTAATACACTTAATGAAGAACAGAAGACTGCAGTTTATTACATTATTGGTCAGCTTGCTGGCGACGAGGATGAGGAGGATGAAGACGTGAAGCACAACGTATTTGATGACGATTACGAAATGGAAGATGGAGTACTTAGCCACTCTGATATGGAGGCTATATTTGACGATGCAAGACGCAGCGGATCACTTAGAGATGCTGTTCTCGCTCATACAGATGGATACGGTATCGAGAACATCGATTATCTGTTCCCGGAGGCTAGAAATCTTAATAACCCACCTGAGTTCGTTAAGAGAGATGACGGATGGGTATCAACATTCATGAATGGTGTACATAAGTCTGCATTCAGCAGAATTAAGTCCATGTTTGCAAACATCACAGAGGATGAGGCACGTGCGAAGGGTTACATCAAGGGTAACTTCAAGAAGGAAGAGGTATTCTCACTGCTTAAGAGATCAACTACACCTCAGACAATCTACAAGAAGCAGAAGCTCGACAGAGACGATGTTGTGGATATTACAGATTTCGATGTAGTTTCTTACATCAAGGGTGAGATGAGACTCATGCTTAATGAGGAAATCGCTAGAGCATGTCTTGTTGGTGACGGAAGACTTAACTCTGATGATGACAAGATCTCAGAAGAGCACGTAAGACCAATTTACAATGATCATGACTTCTTCACAATCAAGGTTACATCTCATGTAGCATCAGGTGCTGACGGACAGGTTAAGGCTGCAGCATTTATTAAGTCTGTAATCAGATCACGTAAGAACTACAAGGGATCAGGAAGCCCAACACTGTTTACAACAGAAGACATGCTTACAGAGATGCTTCTTCTTGAGGATCAGATCGGACGTACACTCTACAAGGATCAGGCTGAGCTTGCTACAAAGCTTCGTGTTTCAAAGATCGTTACTGTTCCGGTAATGGAAGGTATCACAAACACATATGGAACACTTGACGGTATCATCGTTAACCTTAGCGATTACAACATCGGCGCTGATAAGGGTGGCGAGATCAACATGTTCGATGATTTCGATATCGACTTCAACCAGATGAAGTACCTCATGGAGACAAGATGCTCAGGTGCTCTTACAAAGCCTTTCTCAGCTATCGCTGTTTACACAAAGGCTGATGGTGCAGGTCCTGATACAACATCAGACACAACTGTTCCAGAGTCTCTTGAAAATTTTTAAAGAACCTCACAGTTAAAGCCGAAGACGGTGAGGTTGAGATGTTCGGCTATCACGTAAGCGATCTTCAGACGAACGTAAGACTTGTAAACAACAGATTCTACGGAACACTTAAATATCTTGACGATGGCGCGCTTGTCGACAGATGGGGTGCCGGTAACTTCATAGCTGTAAATCTCGCAGATAACGATTATACAGGACTTACAAGCGTTAAGATCGGTATGGATCCGTCAGCGGCCGGCGGTCTTGTTGAACTTATCGAAGACCCAGATAAGAACGGTGCATTTAAGGTTACAAACAAGAACGGTCAGAAGTTCGTTGTAGAGATCAGCGATGGAACACATACCCAGAGACAGGAGTTTGTACTCGCTAACCTTAAGCTTCAGTCTGAGTAGGATATTTAATCGGAGGTGATTCCATGGCTAAGTTTAGTGGGAAGATTGGCTTTGAAATTATGACTGAAACAAAGCCTGGGGTATGGGTTCCGGAAGAAATTGAAAAGGGTCCGTATTACGGTGAAGTTTTACAGAAAGCCATAAGACTTCAAGCAGCCGAGAATGTGAATGACAACACAAAAGTTAATCACAGAATCAGTATTATATCTGATGCTTTCGCCAAGGATCACATCGATTGCATTAAATACGTAATGTGGATGGGAAAAGCCTGGAAAGTTAATTCTATAGATATTAGCTATCCAAGGCTTACCCTAAACATTGGCGATGTATACACAAGAAAGCAGAAGAAAGGTGGTGAATGATAGTGGCACAGCCAAGGGAGTACTTACACCAAATACTTCTTGATATTTTGGATGGCTATGAATGCTACTTTCAGCCACCAGATAACATTAATCTAAGCTATCCTTGTATAGTTTATGACCTAAGTAACGATGATGTAGATTACGCTAATAATAAACGTTATAGATCTATGAAGCGATACGAGATTACAATTATGGACTTCGATCCAGATTCTGATATTCCTGATAAGATTGAAGAATTGTCGTATTGCAGATTTGTAAGGCACTATTCGCAGGACAATTTGCATCATTTCATTTACGAAATTTATTTCTAACAGGAGGAAACAAAAATGGCAGATGTAGCATTCTTGATTGAATGGGATAAAACTGGTGAAAAGTATTACCAGACAGGTACAGATAGAGGAGTAATCTATCCAATTTCAAATTCCGGAACATATCCAAAGGGATACGGATGGAATGGTCTTACAGGTGTTAGCGAGAGCCCATCAGGTGCTGAGATCACTAAGCTTTGGGCCGACAATATTAACTACCTCAACCTTATGTCAGCTGAGGAGTTCGGATTTACAATCACAGCGTACATGTATCCAGATGAGTTCGCAGAGTGTGATGGAACAGCTGAGATTGAGACTGGCGTTAAGATCGGCCAGCAGGAAAGAAAGAAGTTCGGTTTTGTTTACAGAACAAAGATCGGTAATGATGTAGATGGTGATTCTAAGGGATACAAGATCCACTGTGTATATGGATGCCAGGCTAAGCCATCGTCAAAGGATTTCAAGACAGTAAACGATTCACCAGAGGCTATTGAGCTTTCATGGGAGTGTACAGCTACACCGGTTTCTGTAACAAACTACAAGCCAACATGTGTTGTAGAGATCGATTCTACAAAGCTTTCTGCTGCTCAGCTTACAGCTATTGAGACTGTCCTTTATGGTACACCAGCAAGCGGTGCTGCAGCAGTTGATGCTAGACTTCCACTTCCTGACGAAATTGCAACAATTATTTCTCAGGCAGCCTAAGTCAAAATGATAGTATGAGGGGTCTCTTTGGAGGCCCTTCTTTTTTATATATGAAAGGAGACAAACATAATGTTAAAGAAGACAGTTACATGGGTCGATTTCGACGGTAATGAAAGAACAGAAGATTTTTGGTTTCACTTCTCAAAGGCAGAGTGCCTTGAAATGAAGCTGTCTACAGTTGGCGGATTTGACACATATCTTCAGAAGATAATAAATGCAAAGGATACACCATCTCTCATTAAGGAGTTTAAAGACATCGTTCTTAAGGCTTACGGAAAGAAGTCAGATGATGGTAGAAATTTCATAAAGAGCGAAGAGCTTCGCAAGGATTTCCAGGAAACAGAAGCATATTCAATTATATTTATGGAACTTGCAACCGATGCGGATGCTGCTCAGGCATTCATAAATGGAATCCTTCCAGCATTCCCTGAAGATCACAAGCCGGCTGAAAAGTAATGATATTTGGAGGTAGAACTTATGCCAATTAAGATTTCTATCCCAGAAACAGAACTTTATGATGAAGAAAACAACATATTTATTAACATAAAAAAGCAGGATATTTCATTGGAACATAGCCTTGTATCACTTCAGAAGTGGGAACAGAAATGGAAGGTTCCTTTTCTAAGTCCGCATACAAACAAAACTTCTGAAATGATGTTGGATTATTTTCGTTGCATGACAATAACACAGAATGTAGATCCTGATGTTTATAGAGCTATTCCAAATAGCGAGATACAAAGGATTGTTGAATACATTCAGGATCCAATGACTGCTACAACAATACGAAAAGAGAACAAACACAATAATGACATAATCACTGCAGAAGTAATCTACTATTGGATGGTGGAACACGGAATACCACCAGAATACCGTAAATGGCATTTAAATAGTTTACTGATGCTTATTAACGTTTGTTCTGAAGAAAGGGCTCCTAAGAAAGAACGGAGTCAACGAGAAACAGCAGATTACTATAGAAAAGTAAATGCTATGAATCGAGCCAAATTCCACAGTAAAGGGTAAGGAGGTTGACACTTATGGAAGACGAGAAGAAAGAAGTTAAGGTCGATGAGCCAGTTCTTAGTGCTGAATCTGAAGCCGAACTTTCAAATGGAAAGGGGGAAGACGATGAGTAATAGCCCTTTAGTTACATACACAAAGATCAGTCCGAATAAGACTGTAATGAGTAACAAGAAGAACACTCATATAGTAATACATCATATGGCTGGATGTCTTACAGTTCAGCAGTGCGGAGATGTATTCGCTAACAAGAATAGACAGGCTTCATCTAACTATGGCGTTGACAATAAAGGAAACGTTGGTCTGTATGTTGATGAAAAAGATAGAGCCTGGACAACCGGATCAAGAGAGATCGATCAGAAAGCAATAACTATTGAAGTTGCGAATAGCGAAGCTGGCGGAGATTGGCCAGTATCAGCTACAGCTCTTCAGAAAACTATTGAGCTTTGTGCTGACATTTGTAAAAGAAACGGAATCAAAGAGCTTAAGTTTACTGGTGATAAGTCTGGTAATCTCCATGCTCATAGATGGTATCAGAGCACCAATTGTCCTGGCCCGTATCTTTATGGAAAATTCTCGTACATAGCTGAGAAAGTTAACGCAATTCTCAATGGAGGAGAGACCGAAGAAGAAAAACCTGAGAAACTTTATAGAGTTCAGGTTG